TCACCGACGCCCCCGCTTCCAATCGTCGAGGCGGGCGTAGATCGTGACCGCGATGCCCCCGAGCGCGACTGCGATGAACAGCCAGCGGAGCGTATCGAGATACGGCACAAGCGGCAGGATCGAGGATTGGGTCTCCGCCAGGACGCTCTGCGCCACCTCGACACCCGCGGCACCCAGCGTCGCCACTCCGGCCGCCCCTCCACCCTTCATTTTGCGGCTGTCAGTCAGCACCTCGCGCGCTGGCGGCGTCTCCGACGCAATGGCCGTCGCCCGGACTAGGAACCGCTCGCCCCACTGCCGCGCGGGCCCGAGATCGACATGCATAAAACCGGAGCGCGGGTAGAACCCGAAGCCGAGGAACCCGACCTCGCGCGCCGCAGCCTCGAAGGTCACGGGGTCGTGGTTCGCCATGGCGATGTCGAAGGCGGCGCCATCCATGTGCTTCGACTGGGTCGCGCCGCCGACAGCGCGGTTGTGCTCGGGGCTGCGATAGGCCGAGCGGACGATCAGCGGCTTGCCCAGTCGGTCACGCAGCGCCTGAAGCTTGTCGAGCGCGGGTTTGTTGACGAGCAGCTTACCGGTGCCCCGACAAGCGATCTCGGCCGGGCTGAAGTTCGGCCAGCGCCAGGCACTCTCGGGCACCTCGCGCCAGTGGTCGTAAAAAGTCGTGGTCATTGGGAGTCCTCCAGAAACGAAAAGACCCGCCACATGGGCGGGTTCCGGTTGGTGCGGGAATTGTCGCGACGGGCGGCTACGGACCGCCGCCAAAGATCTTCAGCTTGATCGCGATCCCAGCCAGCAGCGCCAGCATGACGCCGGTGGTGACCATGCGGACGGCGGTCTGCATCGCGGTGCGCCGCACCAGCCGCACGCAGTCGAGCAAGGATCGCAGGTCGCGGATGTCGAGCGCAGCCTCTTCACCATCGAGGCCGACATCGGCGAGCGCGCGTTTGGCGCCTTTCTCGGCCGCGCGTGCCAGCATGGCCTCGAACTCGGCATCGGGCATGCGGTCAAAGCCCTGATCAGATCGGGGTGGTGTCATCGGATCCTCCTCCCGCCGCTCAGCCGACCTTGCAGCCCCAGAAGGACGTGTGGTCGGCGGCAAAGTAGCCGTCCGCGACCCGGAAATACCCCTGAAGCTCAATGGTATCGCCCGCCGTCAGCGGCACCATGGTCTGAAGCCAGATCGCGGTGGCGAGCGAGACGTGGGTGGCGGAGATTTCGCCGAGGGAGCCGCGGATTTCGGTTGTGCCGTTCAGAACGAGCCGCCCCCGCATGCGCGCGGTCGTGCTGGCATTGACCTTGTACATGAGCGACGCGCCGAAGAGGTAGGTGCCGTCGACGGGCGCCACGAAATGGTTGTTCGCCGCGTCGAAGGCGCCCTGATCGTTGTAGTCGGTGTTGTTCAGGCCGATCTTTTTCCAGGCTCCAACGCCGACATAGTTGTCGTAGTTCGTGTAAGCCTTGAACCGCGGCAGCCGGGGCTGGTCGACGCTGCCGGTGGCGTTGTCGACGTTGAGGCCGTCGAAGAAGGTGCTGCCGTCGGCCGAGACCGCGAGGCGGAAGCGGTCGGAGCCGAAGAGCCCGACCAGCGCCTTGGTCACGAAGTTGGTCTGCAGGGTCAGGCCGAGATCGTCGCCCGCTGCCTCCTTGTTCAAGGTGTAGAACAGATCGCCGGTGCCGCCCTCGGCCACGGTCTTCGCCGTCCAGAGCGCGGCGTTCAGCTTGGCCGAGAACGGGTTCGAGGCGTCCGCCGTTGTGCCGAGCCCGAGCAGCGCCATATTCTGCAACTCGCTGGGCGTGGTGCCGACCCAGCCCGCGCCATCGTAGACCAGCAGCAGGCCCTCATCCTCGATCCACGCCCGCCAGCCGGTGCCGGGTGGCAAGCGGAGCCAAGCGCCATCGGTCCAGAGCGCGACGTTCAGGTCCCAGCCCGCCCAGTCGCCCGTCGCGCCCGAAGCGACGATGTATCGGTCGCCGTCGGCGGGGCTCGCTGGGGGTGCTGCCAGATCGCGGTCGAGGACCGAGAGATGGACGAGCCCGTCGAGGATCCGCAGCGCCTCGTTGTGGGTGACATGCTTCTGGGCCTGCGCCGCCAGGATGTAGGGCAGCAGGAGATGGGTCGTGGCGTCGGACATGGGATGGCCTTCAGAACGTGAGCATGACGGTCTTGGGCGAGCCCCGCCCCACGAGGGCGGAGAGCTGGAAGATGCGGATGTCGAGCGTGTCACCGGGGGCGAGCGGAGCGCCCCAATCGGCGGTCTGCTGGGCGGCCGTGTAAACCGCGCTCGTGGTGGCGGTGCTCAGCACCCGCTTCACGGTGGCGCCGTCTAGGATCTCCACCTCGTAGGCTTCGAGCTCCTCGGCTAGCGACACCTCGAGCCCTCCCCAGCTGTCGGCCGCGAGTGCGCGGGACCGGCGCGTCCAGCGGATCGTGAGATCGCCGGACGCACGCGGTCTGCGCCATGGCTGCTCGACATGGGCGCCCGAGAACGGCCGCAGACCGACGCCCTCGGGCGTGAAGACCCGCGCCACATAGGTCTCGTCGCTGACAGGACGGCTCGCGGGGCCGATGCGCCAGTTCCACGGGATGCCCAGGTCGGCCTCGGCGATCGGCAGCGATGCTAGCGCAGTGTCCAGCACGACGACACGCGCGCCTGCAGGCGCCGGGTTGCCCATGGCGGCCTCGGTGCCACGCTGGCCCCGCAACAGCCGGGTCAGCCGATACCGGCCGGGCGCCAGCAGCTCGGCCGAGCCCGCCTGCACGATCTCCCCGATACCCGGCGCGCTCTCGATGGCCAGCGCATTGGCGCCGCCGAACAGAGTCAGGTCGGTGACGCTTTCAAGCGTGCCGGTCAGCAGATCGACCACCAGCGCATTGCCGAGGTCGAAGCGCAACGTGGGCCCCTCATAGAGGTCCGAGACGAGCGCCCCGATCCGGGCGCGGCTGCCGAAGGTCGTCAGCAGCTCGAAGCCATCGGTCGAGGGGCTGCGAAACACTGCCATCTCGCCTGGCCAGGGAACGGCATGGGCAGCAATGAACGGCCGATGCGCGGGCTGATCCTCGGTAAGTTGAGGCAGGTCCATCAGCACCGCCTCAGGTGCGCCGAATGCCACAGCTTTCGACAGGGACGACGGTCGTGGCGATCCCGGCGGTAGATCATGGGCTTCGCGGTCCTGACGAACAGCTTCGATCCCGCGAGATTCGGCTTCCGCGATGGAGACAAGCCGCAGCGGGATGTGCCGCCCGTCATGTTCCAGCGTGACGACGTCCGCCGGGTCGAGCGCCAGCCGCGAGGCCGGCAGGCGGAATGCAGCTGTCTCCCGCCCGGTCCATGCTTCCATAAGCGCGCGGCGGCAACGCCGTTCGGCTTCCTCGGGCGGGACCGCCATCGGAAAGCTCTCAGAGGCAATCCGGGTTGTGTCCACGGTGATGCGTCGCGCCTCGACGAGAGCGGCATCGTAATCTTCGTCGGCGCGGGCTACCTGCCATTTGAGGGCCTGCGGCAGTTCCGTCTCCTGCGCGCGCGTGAGCTCTAGCACGTCGCCCTCGCGGGCTGCGACAAGATCGTCGTGCGCGATGCTGGTGATGGACGCCCGGCCACGCCTGACAAAACGGATCATGCCTTCGGTCTCAACGGCGTCGAAGCCAAAGTGTCGCGACAGCGCGGTGATCGAGGCGCGCGGGCTTTCCAACGCACCAATGGCGTAGCCCTCGACCGCGCCCCAAAGGCCGGTGACGTCGATCCTTGCCTCGGGCATTCCGGCGCGCAGGCAGAGATGCCGCACGAGGGCCGCCAGCGACACCGCGCCGAGCCGCCCAGTCAGCCAGTGGCCGAGCCGCCAGTTCGCGCCGTCCGTCCAGACGTCGGTCAGCGCCGGAAAGGACGGGTACGGCCGCGCATCCCAGGTCCAGGCCGCGCATTCCGGCACATGCACCATCCGGCCGCCATAGACCGAGGACAGCGGGTTGTTCGTAGCCTCACCCCACCAGAGATACGTCGCCTCCAGATATGCCCGCTGGATCGCGTCATCCCGCCAGCCCCGCGAGAAATGCGGCGTGAAGCTCTCCGACGACTTCGGGTCGAAGAAGACGTTCGGCTGGTTGGTGCCCCGGTCGATGGCCGGGCAGCCGAGCTCGGTGAACCAGATCGGCTTCGACTGCGGCGCCCACGCCGTCGGCGTAGCGCTCTCCACCCCGCCCGGGCGGTCGTAGTGCGGATTCGACCACCAGGCTCGCAGATCCTTGTAGCGGAAAACCCACGGCTTGCTGGCGGCACCGTCGCTGATGGGCGTGCGCACCTGCGCGGAGCGGTCGGCGGCGCTGGCATAGAACCACTCGAAGCCTTCCCCGCCTGCGATATTCTCCTACAGATAGGCGCGGTCGTAGATCGCGGGCCAGCCCTCCTGCGCATCGGCATGCTCAAAGCCGTCGCGCCAGTCGGAGAGCGGCATGTAGTTGTCGATCCCGACGAAATCGATCTCGGCATCCGCCCAGAGCGGATCGAGGTGGAAAAATACGTCGCCATTCGGCGGGTCACTCGAACCGGTGGCGTTCCCCGCCTCATCGTCGCCTGGCTGGTGACCGAAGTATTCCGACCAGTCGGCAGCATAGCTGATCGCCGTGCCGAACCCTAGGATGCTCCGCACGTCGGCCGCCAGATCGCGGAAAGCCTGCACTGCCGGATAGGCGCTGGCGCCCGAGCGGATCGTGGTCAGCCCGCGCATCTCCGTCCCGATCAGGAAGGCATCGACCCCGCCCGCCGCTGCGCAGAGATGGGCGTAATGCAGCACCATGCGCCGCAGGCCCCAGTCGCCCGCCGCTCCGGTCCAGCACTGTCGAAGAAGGCCGCGACCTGACTTGCCGCCGTGGCGGTCTTGTCCACGGTCCCGGCGAAACCAGCCGCGGGCGAACAGGTGATCCGACCGCGCCACGGGAAGGCGGGCTGGCCCATGTCGGCGGCGTTGTCGGAATAAGGGCTGGGCAGGCTGTTGCCGGGCGGCACGTCCATAAGGATGAAGGGATAGAAGGTGACACGCAGCCCGCGCGCCTTCATTTCCTTGATCGCCTGCACCACGGCGAAATCTGCCGGCGTGCCGCCGTAGACGGGTCGGTCCTGGTCATCACGGCTGACGAGATGGGCGCCGGCGCGGGAGACGCCGTTCACGCTCCATGTCTGCGGACTCGTTGTCTTCTCCGAGACCTCTACGCCAGGTCGGATGGTGCAGTCGCCCGCACGCAGGTCGTTCCCGAACCAAGCGACGACGAGGCTGACGCTCTCCACCTTCGGCGCCATGGCCTGCAGCCGGTCCAGCGCCACGACCATGTCGGCGGTGTCCGAGAGCGCGTTCAGGTTCTCCGGCGTCTGCGCGCCGCCGCTGCCCTTGCGGATGCCCTGCGTCGCGTAGTGAACTCGCCCGAAGCCGGGATCATCGTGACCGCCTGCGTCAGCCCCTCGGCGGTGTGGGGATCGGCGATCGGGCGGAATACCTCGAAGGAGAGCTGCGGCAGGCGGTTGCCGTAATTGCCGAGCGGCAGGTCCTCGAAGACCACATAAGCGGTGCCGCGATAGGCCGGCGTGTCGGCAGCGCCCATCTTTGCGGCGATGAATGGATCCGCTGTCTGGGCCTCGTCACCCGGATACCAGCGCCAGGTGATCCCGGCGGTGTCTAGCAGCTTGCCGTCGGCCCAGATGCGGCCAATGCCGGTGATCGGCCCTTCGCACAGCGCGACCGCGAAGCTCGCATAGTAGAAATACTCGGTAGTCTTGACCTTGCCGCCCCCGCCACCACCCTTGCCGCCGCCCTGCGTGGTGGTCTTGGACTCCTCGCGGAAATCCGTGGCCCAGATGATGTTGCCGCCGATCCGCATGCGGCCATAGAGGCGCGGGATCACCGCCCCTTCGGTGGCCGAGGTGATGCGCAGGTTGTCCATCCGCGCGCCCTCGATCCGCTGGGTTGGTGCCAGTGACGAGATGATCCAGCTATCGACGACCGAGCCAATGGTGGAGCCGATGAAGCCACCAATTGTCGCGGCACTCACGCCGAGGATTGCACCGCCGATCGAACCGCCAATGGCGGCGCCAGCGGCACCGAGAACGAGGGTGGCCATGTCGGGGTCTCAGCGTTGCGGGAACAGGAAAGCGAAGGCGATCCGCCGCCGCCAGGATGGGGTGAGCGGTTCCTCAATGACGCCAAGGCGCTCATAGGAGTGGAGGAAGCTGTCGGGCCCAGTGAGGATCCCGACATGCTTGGCGATGGCGCGGGGCGTCATCCGGAACAGCACCAGCGCGCCGGGACAGGCCTCAGTTATAGGTAACTCGATCATCCTGGCGCGCGCGCCTTCGGCCAGAACCTCGCATGGCCCGGTCTCGCCCCAATCGCGGCTATAGGGCGGGATCGCGAACGGCTCGGGACCTACGACCTCGCGCCAGACGCCGCGCGCCAGCCCGAGGCAGTCGCAGCCGACACCGCACAGGCTCGCCTGGTCGTGGTAGGGCGTGCCGAGCCAGGAGCGCGCGATGGCGATGACGCGCTCGGGATCGGCGGCGTTCACAACACCGCCCCCTCGTGCCCGCCGTCCTTCGTCGCGTAGCGCAGCACCGCATCCTGACCCGGGATGTGCGGGAAGCCTCGGAAATTGGCGGTGTTGGCGAACTTCGCCCCACAGGTCTCGATACGCTTGTCGCATCCCGCGCGGATGGTAAAGGCATCGGCCTCAGCGATAGATCGCACTGGTGCTTCGAGCAGCGTCAGCACTGCAATACTGTCAGTCAGGTCATGCGCGATGATCTCTGCCTGCCGCCCCACATTTGCGCCGCTGGTCCATTCGGCGGTGCCAAAGGTGAACCAGCCAGATGCGAAACTGCCAAGCCCCGAGGCGGTGAAAGCCCGATCACGCAGAAGATCGATGACAGCGCCAATGCCCTTGAAGGCGGGATCCTCGAGATCGGCGCCGCAGCGGGCATCGCCGAGTGCCGCATCGCAGGTCGCCTGAAACGTCCGGCCAACCGTCTGGCCGAGTACATGCGCGAGGGAGCGGACCTCGGCGACGAAGGCCAGCCGCCCGCGCCGGATCTGGCCGATGGCGCCGCGCCGCATCAGGACGCGCTGGCCGGTATCGGCCCAGTTCACCCGCCAGACCTCGACCTCGGCGTTGTCCCAGCGGCCGTCGAGAATGTCGGTCTCGGTGATGCGGTCAGAGGTGAGCACACCTTCGGCATCTTGGGCATCAACAGAGAGATCGGAGCCGGACCGGACCTCGGCGGCTGTCAGCCCGCTCTCGGGCTCGAAGTCCGTGCCGTCAAAGCTCAGCGTCCGGTCATGATCGGTGAAGCCGAAACTCGCGCCGTCGGCGCGGTGGATGCGCCAGCACCAGGCCAGAGTTGTTGTCCCGTCGTCCAGATGCGCCTGCAGGTTAGGGGTGATGCTCTTCATTGGCGGAGTTCTAGCAAGGGTATGGAGGTAATCGAGCCCAGCCGCTCGAGATCAAGCGTCACGTCGAGCGCGTCAGTGTCGAAGCGGACGGCCACGTCGAATTCGAAGCCTGCGGTGATCGCAACGCCCGCCCCGGGCGCAGCGTTGAAGGTCACGGTCCCGGTCGTGGTATCGACCGACCATCCGGAGAGCTGCTCCACCCCGCCGAGTGCAATGCGCACGGTTGCCGTCACCGGCTTGGCGATGTCGCGCGTCCAGGATTGAGCCCCGGACGTGTAGCGCTTCACCAACTGGAAGGCGGTTGTCGTCCCGTCGCCGGTGCCAATCGCCTGGTCGCTCGGCGATGGCGCGCCCGAGGGCAGACAGGACTTGTGGTCGCCCCAGTCCTTGAACCGGAAGCCGTGCAGGCGACCGTTTCGGGCCTCAAAGAAGGCGACGACGGCCGCCAGATCGTCCGCGCGGCGGATGCCATAGGCGACGTCGTAGCGGCGGCGCGAATTGGCCCAGCTCGCATTACGCTCCTCGTCGCCCGAGGCAAGTTCGACTATCTGCGTCCGCCGCTCCGGCCCGCCCCGCGCGCCCCGGCTGATGTTGTCGGGAAACCTGACCTCGTGAAACGCCATCACATGCCCCTCCGACCGAGAGACACAGCACGGGCGATATCCGCCGCGACCTGGGTGCGTGACTGCCGAAAGCTCTCGGCGTCACGGGCCATGATGGTGACGTTGACCCCGCCGCCACCGCCGTAGCTCTGCCCCTCACGCCGCGACAGCACGCGCTCGCCGCGTTGCAAGATGGCCGGGACTTCATCGTGGCGGAGACCGGCTACGCCGCCGGAATGCATTCGGGGTGCCGCCGCGAACGCCATGGCCGGGACCATCCGGCCTGGCGCGGAGGCACCTACCATGCCGCCTGCATGCAAGATGTTCGCGAAGATCCCGCCCGCACCCCCAAGCGCGCCGGAAAGCGCATTGGCGATCGGCCCGAGGATGAACCGCCGCGCCGCCAGCTTGGCGAGATCAGCCAGCAGCGAGGTGACCAGACTGCGGAAGTCCAGCTTGCCGGTCCTGACGAACTGGCCGACGGCGTTCTCGGCCGACTGGAAGGCACCGACAAGGCTCTGGCCGATATCGCCACCGATCTCGCGCGCCTTGCTGGCATAGTCGCTGAGCGCTGCGGTGACCGCCTGCCAGCCGGTGACGGCGGCTTCGGTGTCGGGTCCGGCGGCAGCGGCAGCAGCCCCGACCGCAGCACCAGCGCCGGTGGCCGCCCGTCCCGCATCGCCAAGGGGTGTCTCGGACCGCTCAGCCGCGTCGGTCGCCTCGGTCAGCGCGTCCGCGCTAGCCTGATTGCTGCCCTGCACCGCGTCACGCAGGGCCTGCCAGCTGGCGAGTGGCGCACGCGCGCCTTCAGCCAGATCGCGTGCCGCCCCGCGATACGTATTGGCCTTGGCCAGTGCAGCATTGGCCGCCTGGGTGAGCCCGAAATCGGGCGCGGTGAGCGGATTGTCGTCGAAGGCCCGGTCGAAAGCAGCCTGTGCTGCGGTGGTCGCAGCCGTCGCGGCGCCCTCAAACCGGTTCTCGATCTGGCCCAGCTCAAGATCGGGGATGATCGAGATGCGCCGTTCAGAGCCGAGCGCTTCCAGCCCTTGGTTGATCCCGCCGATGAAGCCATTGATGCGCGAGACGACACCGTTAAGCATAGCCTCGACGCCGTCGATCAGGCTGTTCGCCGCCTGAAACGCCAGATCACCGATGGCCGCCGGGAGAAGCCCCCAGATCGCCTTGATCGCCTCGTAGGCGCCCTCGAAGGCGTTCGCGGCGGTGTTGCCAAAAGCCACGACGCTCTCGATGGCACTCTGCATGCCCGATGCGGCGTCGGCCTTCAGGTCGAAGAACATCGCCGTGGCGGCCGCGCCCGCCGCAGCAGCGCCCATCTTGATCCGCTCCCAGACCTCGACGGCGAGGTCCTTCAGCAGCGACATTGCCTCGCCGAAACCGCCGGCGCCGGACACGAGGCGGGTAAACTGATAGACGAGCTCGCCCGCGCCAACGATCAACGCCCCGATGCCAGTGCGGATCAGGGCCCCTCGCAGCAGGACCAGCGCCGTGGCGAGCCCACGGACCGACAGCGCTGCGACAGCTATCCCAGCGACCCAGCGGCCCGCAAGAAACGCCGCGAAGGTCGCTGCATAGGTCGTCAGACGGCCGATGTTGTCGAAGAGATCGCGGATGGCAATGCCCAGCAGCCCGGTGCGGCTGGCGACCGCCGCCATGGCGTCTGCAACAGCTTCGAGCGCCGGTGCCGCTGCAACCGCCAGCTGGTTCGACAGCCCGCGCCAGACGAGGCCAAGGCGCGAGATTGCATCATTGGTGCGTTCGATCTGGTCGGCATCCTGTTCCGAGACGGCGACACCGAACGCAAGGACGTCTTCGGTCGCCTGGCGCAGCGTCGCGGTGTCGATCCGCGACATCGCGATGGAGCCTTCTTCACCGAAGAGCTGCCCCGCGACCGCCGCGCGTTCGGCCACCGGCACGAACTCCTCGATGGCCGCGTTGATCGCGCCGACGCGCTGGTCCAGCGGCAGGGCGATCAAGTCGTTGGCGGTGAGGCCCAACCGATCCAGCGCGTCGGCGGCGGGACCGGTCCCGGCGGCTGCCTGGCTGAGCCGCCGCGTCAGATCCTTGGTGGCCTGCTCGATGCCGGACATCGAGACGCCCGCCAGTTCACCTGCGCGCTCCAGCGTCTGGATTGACGCGACTGTGGTCCCGAGGGACTGCGCGAGCTTCGCCTGCGCATCGACGGTCTGGAGGCCGGAGCGGATCATCGCCACGCCCGCGGCGGCAGCAGCTGCCACGGCGGCGGCTGCCGCGACCCGGACCCGCCGCGAGAAGGCCGCAAGCCGGGCGTTCGCCGCCTCCATTTCGCGGCTGAGCCGTCCGAAGCCGCGCGACCCCGCCTCGCCGACGCCTTCCAGTTCGGCGCGCACCTGTCGCCCGCCGACCGCAGCGAGGCGGACGCTGACGCGTTTTTCAGCCATTGGGGCGTTCCATCTGTTCGTTGAGTTTGGCCACCATCACCGCTTCGATGACGGGCAACAGTTCGGCCATGGCGAGCGGCGGGACGCCGAGCGCGTCACCGAGCGCTAGCGCGGCGGACATGTCCCAGCCGATCACCGCGCCCGGCAGCACGCGCAGCTGTCCGCCGAGACGGCCGACGAGGTCCCAGACCTGCCAGCCCTCAAATGTGATGGGTTGGTTCAGCCGCGCCGGGCAGTCTTCGCACGCCGTTTGGCCGGGCTCGCTGGGTTCGCAACCCTCGCAGTATCGCTCGCCCCCGCCGAAGGACCACTCGGCGAGGGCGCGGATGCGTTTTTTCCTGTTCCAGCAGCAGGCCTTTGGAGACGTAGGTTAGCTGGAAGGCCTCGAAGATCGGCCAGATATCAAGCAGCGCGTCGATGGCCTCCGGGGTCGGCTCGATTGCGTTGCCATCCGCATCACCGATACCCTCCCATGCAAGCACGGCACGCCGCGCCAGCGCCTTGGCGAAGGCGACACCGCGTTCCTCGTCGGAGGCCTCGTCGGCGACCGCCTCGACGGCCGGATCGCTCCGCGTCGCAACCATCAGGGCCGTGGTCAGTGGACGCAGCTCCGCCCGCACACCTGTCACGAGATCATGCCAGCGCGGCGTGTTCGTCAGGTCGAGAGTCAGCATCAGTATACCTCAATGTCGTTGATCAGCGTTGCCTTGCACATCCGGCCGACCGTGCTGTCGCGCGCGGCCTGCCAGTCGAAGGTGGCCTGAACGCCCTGCGGCCCGGAAATCTCGATGCGTGGGCGCGGCAGGTAGACGGCATGCACAGTGAGGCTGAAACTCTCGCCGGAGGGCAGCACATAGGCGAATTCCAACTCGCAGGGATCGCCATTGATCGCCTGCGTCACAAGCGTCTGATCGGCAAACCGAACCTCGATGGAGCCAGTCAGCGCCGCAATGGACGGGTCTGCGCCGTCGATGCGGCCGTCCGAGCGAATGGTCTCGATCCGGTCGAGGTTGTTGACATAGGTGATGTCGGCCGAGACCACGTTGCCGAGGGCGGAGCCGTTCCGCGTGATCGCCCCGTTGAAATGGCCGAAGCGCTGCAATTCGAGTGATTCTGGCGTCCCGGCGCTGGTGGTTGTGTCCACCGTCTCGCCCTGCGCCACCAGCCGGGCCGTTGCGGTCAGCAGGCCAGATCGCTGCATTTGCCAGTTGATCTGGTCCAGCACGCAACCCGAATACATCGCAAAGCGCGGCACTTCGGGCATGCCGGTCTCGATCGACATGCTGGGCAGCGTCCAGGACCCCGACTGAAACTCATGCGTACATGGCCCTGTGCTGGTCGTGGTTGGATCACCAAAGGCCGCCTTCAGCCAAAATCCGAAGGCCTCAGCGTCGAGCGGCACAACGACATCGCCATCGGCCGTCACGGCATCCTTGATCGGCGCCAGTGGATCGCGGCCGTAGCCTAAGAGTTCAGAATTGAGCAGCGGCTGCTCTGCCCCCAGCGAGGTGCTGGCGAAGGGCATCTTCGTGAAACCGCCCACGGGGGGCGTTCCATAGGTCGTCTCGAACGCAAGCGCCATTTGCGCCCGCGCCCCTTGGGCTCGTGCCATCGTGTTCTCCTCAGATTGTCGGGATCAGCCGAGCGGGTCGGCCGTGGAATAGTGTAGCACCACCGGAATGACGGCCGCCTTCAGACTGGCGGCGCCCTCAACCGGCATATCGACCGGACGGGGCGCTTCCGCCTCGACTCAGTCGCAGAGGCCGCCCAGCGTGCGGTCGGCGGCGAGTTCGGAGCCAATGCTGGCGGTCAGCGTATCGAAGGCGGGATCACGGTCGGTGCCCTGCATGACGGCCTCGATCTCGGCGCGGTGCTGGTAGTGGTAGCGCAGCGGCGACAGGGTTACCTCTGGATCGCCTGGCTCGCCATCGCGCAGGATCAGCAGGCCGTCGGCCGGCACGCGCTCGGGTAGCACCTCACCGCGAAGGACCGTGCCGGGCAGCGTTGAAAGCCGCGCTTGCAGCGCGGTGAGGATGGCTTCACGTGGGGTGGGCATGAGATTGCTTTCCTAGCGACACAATCAAGGAACGGGATTAGGTTCTATGTGGATTGTTTGATTTCGATGTTACGCTTGAGAAAAGAGAAGTGACGGGGGTTTCATGAGCGGAGTATTTTTTACCTATGTTTGGGGGAGCCACGGCAAAAGTGGCGGCCCACTTACCTTTACCAGCAAACAAAACAGAACCGTCGCCGTTCGCAGTACACAGGAAGGAGACTTCGCTTTTGGTGTTGTCAGCCGAAACCCCGGCGATCCAAAGGTACAGATCCCCGACGAATGGAAAGGTCGCGTTCTAAATGTCTGGCAGATAAGCCACAGCACTGCGGACACCTCCGAATTCGGAGTTGAAGCGGCGAACACCTGGGACAAGCTGGAAGATGGCAGCTATCGTTGGCCTTACGCGCTCCAACCCATACGCACTTGGATCATCCGAGATGCTCCAGAGTTTCGTGAGCTTCCGGGATACGGTCCCTCTACCCATACCCAACGCGCAATCACGACTTTGCAGGAAGTCGGTGGCGAGTTGGCTGCGGCTCTCAGAGACCTTCTCGTCACGAACGGTAAAGAGCTGGAAGTTATGACACCGCGCTTCCAGACCATGGAAAATCGAGTGCGGCAGCTGCGGCAGAAGCATCCCTTCGCGATAAATGGATATGCTGTCGAGCCGAACGCTGAAGCCATGAACAGCATTTATGTCGCCACTCTTGGGAAAGGTGGTCGCGTTGTGAAAATCGGTCATGCACAGGATGCGATGAAGCGCGTGACCGAATTCAACAAGTTCCGGCTGTCATGTGAACCGCAATGGGTGTTGAACACAGACCAAGCCATCGGCTCTGTGCAGGACGCCATTGATGTGGAGAAATATCTGGGTGAGGCGTTCGCAAAACATCGGACGGAACCGAATAACAACGAAGTTTACGTCGACCTTGATCCGATGGAGGTTCTGACCAAGTTGGCGACGGTCCAGCGCCAATGATGGCGGCAGCAATGTCGAGAAGCGATCGCATCTCCATTTAGCAGAGAGAGCTCAATTGCGTCAGAGCCGCCCATCCACCCAATTCGCCGCGGTTGGCCTATCTCGCGCCGGAGGTGTTGAAGCGGCTGACCTGCGGGCGGGAGACTTCAGCGGTCAGCCTCTAAGATCTTTGTTTTACGGCAGGAGAGGCATGGGAGAAGCAAATGGGCCGGGTGTTCCCTGCCAGCCAATGACAATGCGGGGTCAGCGATTCATTTACGCCCAACTGCGTTTGCAGCAGCTCAACCAAAGCTCCAAGGCCATCTCCAACCTTTTTCACAGGTGATGTGGCATCGCTTGCGCGAAAACCTCACAAACTCTTGAACAAGGTCGGTAGAGCGCCCAAGTTTAAGGAATAATATTTCGTCGGAGCCCGCTCATGCCACTGCCTTTTCTCGCCATTTCAATTCCAGTATTGCATTCATCAGGCGCTTGGATCGCCTCAACTGCTGCTTCGGGCTATATCGCAGGTACGCTATCGAGCACTTGGATCGGTGCATTCGTTCTCGGAAACAGCTCCCTACTCGGCAGTCTAGGGCTAGTATCAGCGGCGGGCATTTTCGGTGCAACTGGTGGTCTCGCGGCGCTCTCTTCTAGTGCTGCTCTCGGTGTGGGATCTGCACTGACAGCCGTCGGCCTGGGCGGCGTCGCCAGTTCGCTCGGAATTGCCCCCACGGTAACCTTTTTGGGTCTGACGCCCATTGGATGGGCGATTGCTGGCACCGCTGCGACTGTCGCGGCCACGCTTGGATTATATGTAACACGCAAAACGATGCGTAAGATCAATGAAGAGCGTGCAAAGGGCGGGCTCGAACCGACAACTCTGACGGGTATCATTAGGGAAGTGCGACTTCTGGAAGCGCACTCCCTCGAAACGATCCTCGCGCGGCTCGATGCCGAGTTGGACAATGTTTCGCTTTCGGATGACCACAAGGATTTGACCGTGGATGGTCAGGTGTTCTCACTCCACCGGCTGAAGTATGTGGTTAATAAGGACGGTTCCGAAGAACTAGTGTTTGTCACCCGAACAGGTCGAAAGAAAAGAGTACTGCAGGTAAAGCGCGCGCCCGAGCCAGAAGGTTTTCCCGCGTAAGCCAAGCTATCCGCCTAGACAGGTAGCGTGCTTAATTTTCTTCCGAGTCTGTGGTTTCGCCCCAACTCGGACTTAACTTGAGCAAGGGTGCGCTCTGTGCGGTCAGGAACCCAATCCTTCGGCACAATTACGAAATCAGTGTTTGTTTGATTGCCATAGAAGAGCTGAGCGATGATAATATGCCATTGGGGTGACTTGCACCGATGCCCACAATTCCAGGCCGACACAAGCGCCCATCGTGTTGCCAATGCCCCCCATCCACATATAATGCTTGACGTTTCCTAGACTTGCGAGCGAGCGAATGAACGCGATCAGCCCTCTTGAACCTCTCCAGCGTCGACGCTCTCGCATAAAAAGGCTGACCGAACAGCACCGAGCCATGCAGGAGACACAAAGAGCTCTCCGGGATTCTATCGAGAGCCATAAAGCGTTCGAACCGGAAGTCGAACTAGGAAAAATAAAGCGTTTCGAAAGCACCTCAGTTGGCCTTTCACAAAAGATAGCGGACGAGGAAGTTTACAAGGCAAACCTTGAGAATCGCCTTAAGGATACCCGAGCGGCCCAGACCAATCCGCTTGTGTTCTGGAAGTTTTTTACAGCGGAACAGAAACGCCTACGCGTAGAAGCCAGTCGGCTTCGTAAAGAAATATCCTCAGTAAATGAGCACTTGATGAGTGACAATGAGGCGCTATCTAAGGCGCGATCAGACTTAAGCTCGACGCAAAAGCGTATTTCTGAACACGAGTGCTTCAACCTCAATGAAGCAGAAACGCAGCTTGCGGCCATTCAACAAAAAACCCGACAGATTGATAGCGACTTGGCTGCGGCAAAAGCCGAACTTAAAAGGATTGAGGAAAAGATCCGGCCCCATTCGCAGGAGCTTGATCGGCTAGAATCTGAGTTAGAAACTTTTAACTCTGACATCGCAAAGGCAGATCGTTTCGATCGAGACTTGACCGCTGCGGAGAATAGTTACGAGCGGGCAATGATTCACCAGGAATGCGAAGAGAAATTTGGCTCTGGCAGCCCTAGGCATGTCATCAATGATCGAAGAGGAAAAATTCGACGGCTTGAAAATAACATTCCAAAAGTCGAGCGCCGTATTCGAGACGAGTTGAAAAAACTTGATCGAACAATTTCGCATCTCGTGATCGATGGAAACAATGCCTGCTACGAAGGGCAATCATTTATTGGGTTGCGAGGGATTTCCGCGCTGCTTGGGGCGCTGGGTGATCGCTTCAAGGTCACTATCGTTTTCGATGCGTCAATTCGCGCCATGCTGAAGACAGACAACCAAGGCGTTGAAAAATTACTTGGCGCCAAGGTCGCCACACACGTCGCGCCGACCAAGACAGCAGCAGACGAGTATTTGATGAAGCTAGCCGGGAAGGGTAAGAACGCCTTCGTACTAAGTAATGATCGTTTTGCGGAATATCACGACTATGATGTCGTGAAATCACGCCGCGTGCTGAGGTTCCTAATTGCAGACGGTATGTTCATGGCAAATGAACTAGATATCTCCATAAGAATTTGACCAAAAAATGAAATAACGACTGTAACGTGCCGATAACTTATACACCAAGCATTAATACCCACTCTGCTAACGATACGAGTTATTGATAAACTTACCACTGCCGTCGCATTTGTTGCACGTCACCGTACGCTTCCCAGTGCCGCTACAGCGATTGCAGGTGACTTGTTTCCCGGACGCATAGATACCGCTACCGGAACATCTTCGACATTGATTTTCCCCATAGCGGCCGGTTCCACCACAGGTCCAACATTCGCGCTCTGGGAACGTAAACATTCCCGTGCCGCTGCAAGTCCTACAAGTGATCTGCTTCTGTCCAGCGCCGTCGCATTTGAAGCAAATCCCATTTTCCCGAGTCGAGACATGATCGCGAAATATTCCAGGTGAATAATTTCGCTTAACTTCAGTACCGTCCCTCTTCCGTGCGTGTTCGGTGGCACCGCTCCAAAAAAGGTTCTCGCGGACGGTTCCTTCCTCAATAACCCTCCCGTGTTTGACGGTTTTTGTCCTCGTCTTGTTCCCGAAGAAGCCAGTGCCGTGTGTGTATGTCTTGGTCTTCCCGGAATCGTGGTGCTTGACTACCTTTTTCTTTCGGCCGAGCCAGTCTGTCTTGTAGTGAACAGTGGTGCCGACACCAAAGGCTGATTTGAATAGCGTTTCAAAGATTCCGCTTTGGCGACGTCTTCCCAT